GCGGCAGGCGTTCCATCAAGGGTTATAAATTTATATAATCGTGTTTTAACAGGAGAAAGATTAACTCCAGACCAAAGAGCTGATTTTAGAAAACAAGCTCAAAATATTTATGATTTAGCTTTAAGCGATCAATCTGAAATTGTTTCTAGATATACCTCTATCGCTGAAGATAAAGGAATGAAACCAGAGACAATAATTTTTGATTATACAAAAGGTATACAACCTTTGATTTTTAGAAAATCTTTAGAAGATGCAACGCTTGAAGATTTACAACAACTTGATGCTTCAAAATATAATGAAGAAGAACGAGAAATATTAGCAAAAGTATTAGCAGACAAAATTCGTCAAGGAAGTTAAAAATGGCAACTCTTGAAGAGATTAAAAAATTACAAGAAGATGCAAGATTAAAACTTCAACAACCTGAAGAAGTTTCCGATATAAGTAAAGTAAAGAGTTTTACAGCGGCAGCTGGACAAGGACTTACTTTTGGTTTTTCTGATGAAATGGCTGCTGGAATATCATCTTTAGGTTCTTTATTTACAGATGAGACATTTCAAGAATCTTTTGACAGAACTCTTGAAGAAAAAAGAAAAGAATTGGAAGAATATAGGAAAGCAAATCCAAAAACATCATTAGTTGGTGAAATAACAGGATCAGTAGCACCAGCTATTGCTTCATTATTATTAACGCCTTTTACTGGTGGAACTTCAAGTGCAGGTGTTGCTGCTTCAGCAACAAGAATACTAAGCAACCCACTTTTGGCAGGAAAAATATCACAACCTGGTGCAGGATTAGTGGCAAAATCTTTAGAAGCATCAAAAATAGGTGCTTTACAAGGAGCTGTTGCAGGTGCTGGTTATGCAGAAGGTGAACCACAAGAAAGAATAGGTGGCGCAGCATTGGGAGCGGCAGCTGGAGGATTAATTGGTGCAGCCCTACCACCAGTTGTTACTGGAATATCTAAAACAAAAGACATTCTTTCAGAACCTTTTAAAAAATCACAACTACAAAAATTTAATAAGGATGAAATAAAATCAATAAAAATTATTTCTGATCAATTTGTTAAAGACGAAATACCTATAGAGTCTGTAGTTCAAAAAATTAATGACAACATAGAAGCAAATAAATTAATTGGTTTATCGCCAATAGAAATCTTGGCAGATTATGGCGGAGATGCTGTTAATAGAAAGTTGAGAGGAATAAAGACTAGAGTTCCTGGAATGAATATTGATAGACAGCTTATAGAAAGAACCTCTGGTACAACCGAACAAAAAGCAAAAGCCCTCAGAGATTTAGAACAACCAGATATACAGTCTACAAGAATTTTAAAAGAATTAGAAAATTCTGTAAAAGAGACAATAAAGACACCCAAAATATCTTTAGATTCTGGCATTGATGATCTTGAAAAAACTATACAAAGTTATTTATCTCCATTATATGAATCTGCTTTTTTAAAAAATCAAAGGGTTACTAACTTAGACTTATATAAAAACTTAAATCGACCAGTTTTGAGAGAGGCTTATGAAGAAGCAAGAAATGTATACAGAATAAAACTAGACGCAGAAGGCAGAGATCCTTTTCCAATACCACCATTAAGAAGTTTATTTATAAAAGAAAAAGGAAAAATTGTTGCTGTAAACAAAGAGCTACCTTTAGAGTTTTTGGATTTGATTAAAAAATCAGCAGACCAACAAACTTATGCCAAAGTTGCAGATAGATCAATAGACAAAGAAATGGCAAAAAATAGAAAAAAAATTGGAAACAATTTTAGAAATATTTTAAAAGATTCTATTTTAGGAAGTGAATACAAGGATGCTCTCAGTATGGCTGCTGACAGATTCGCTTTACAAGATGCTTTTGAAAAAGGGGTAATGTTTAGAAAACCATCAACATCTGCAAAGGCATTTAATAAAGAATTTAATAAACTTGAAACAGATATAGAAAGAGATGCTTTCAAGGTAGGAGTTTTTCAAGAGATTTACAATGAAATAAACAAGGTTGGTGATAACTTAGATTTAGTTAAAAAAATATTTAATTCTCCAGATTTAAGACAAAAATTAATTATTATGTTTGGAAATGATTTAGATGCTAGAGAACAATTTATAAAAAGACTTGTAAGAGAATCAAATATATCAAAAAATACAGCAACTGTAATTGGTGGTTCTAATACTGCTGAAAAGGTGTTAGATGCAGAAGATGCAATTCAGTCATTATCAGACTTAATAGTTGCTGGTACAGCCCCAACAAGTTCTGCTGGTATCAGGGCTGAAGCAAGTTTATACAACAAGGTTAGAGACCTTGCATCAAATCCTACAGAAAAAAGAGCTAGAAGTGTTGGTAAAATTTTATTAGAACAAAATCCACAAAGACAGCAAGAAATACTAGATTTAATTTTGCAATTGCAAAAACAAGAAAAAACTAAAGGCATTTTGTTAGAACAGGCTGTAACAAGACCAGTAACAAGATATACTGCTCAACAACTACCACAGGCATTTACCCCAGAGGAATAACCTTATGCCACGCCAATCAGAAAGAGTTGGCCGATCTGGAGAATACTTAGTAGCCTCGCTACTTTCTTTATACGCTGATACTGTGGTTATCGTTCCACATAGTGCAGAAGCAGACATTATCTTTGACGTTGACCATAAGCTATATAAGTGCCAGGTTAAAACACAATCTAGGATAAGAAACCACAGAGTATCATGGGAATATGACTTTAGGCGTGGTTCTTTTACCAAGAAAAGAGAATACGACAAAGGCTCAATAGATGTTTATGCCTTGGTTGCATTAGACCCACAAAAAGTTCTCTTTACTTTTCCAGACGGAAGCAAACAGAAAACTATTAAAGACGAAGAGATGCAAGCGATGGACTCGCTTACTAATGTCAAAAACCTATTTAAAGAGCTTCGATGTCAACAGACACCTTAGGTTCTTCATAGTATTTAGCAGAGTTCATACCCAATGATATTAGATATTCAGCCACTTCATGTGGGTCTTTCTGCTCACTCTTACAAAAGTTTTTAAACTTTTCTGCAAGGTGTTTGTTTACATATATAGGTTTTCTTCCGTTTCTTTCTTTTAAGATTCGATCATCAAACTCATATAAGTTCATGTTTACCTCCTTGGTAAATCCCTACAACTCCTCGTAATATTTAACTAACTCGTTTAAATACCATTGACATTTTTTTAAGTCTTGTATGTTCTCTTCTTTATTCTTATGTCTATATAAATACTTCCAAATGTTACCTTCTAAATAAGCTGCATATCCTTTAGAACCAACTCTATCTCTGATTAGTTCTATGCACTCTATCTTTCCTTGGTAATGTGCTGGTTTATTAACCATATCTGGTTTTATATCAGTTACATTATCCTGTCCTTCTTTACGAACTCGATCCCATTCTTCTTTTTTTATATCGTCTATCGACATATTTCTACTCCTTTTTTTAAATTAACTGTTGTATTCAAGTACATTTACATATATATTATAACAAATCAAAACAAAAAGGGAGATTAAATGGAAAAAGAAAAAACTTTTCTTGATACTAAACAACTCGCTCAAAGGTGGAGTAGATCTCCAAGAACGATAGAGGGATGGCGCGCAAAGAAGATTGGGCCAGACTATCTAAACCTTAACGGTAAAATTTTATATGATATTGACGAAATCATAAGAGCAGAGGAAGAAGCAAGGGTATCACATGAAGCACGCCAAACTTAGCCCATCAGCCGCTGAAAAATGGACTAATTGCCCTGGTATGCCAACATTGGCAGCCAAGGTAGATTATCAAGTCGGTTTACCAGCCGCTGTTGGTACATTAATTCACAACATGACAGAACAACTCTTAAAGGGATTCTTGGTTGATGTAACGCTTGAAGATTATTGGCTTGGTAAAAAAGAATATGTAGAAGATTTTGAAATAGAAGTCGACCAAGACATGATTGATTGTGCAAAGATTTATGTTGAATATGTGCAAGACAGAGCAAAAAGATTAAACGGCAAACTATTAGTAGAACAAAAAGTTAGATGCCAAGAAATATCAGAAGATTTATACGGTTATGCAGATGCACTAATTATCACTCCACATAAAATGTGCGTGATAGATTTAAAGACAGGTAAATATCCTGTTAGTCCAGAACACAACAAACAAGCCATGATATATGCAATAGGTGCATTGTCTCGTTATGGCAATGAAGATACTGAAGTAGAGATTACAATAGTCCAGCCACGCGCAACATGGGGTGGCGGACCTATCAAGACATGGACTACCACCGCAGAGTTTCTGGTGGATTGGGCCTACGATTTCTTAAAGCCGCGTGTGGATGCGTGCTTGGAGGAAAACCCTGTATTTGTTTATGGGGATCATTGTCGCTTTTGTAACGCAAGAAGCATCTGCGATTTATATAAACAATATAATAAAGGAGAAACTAATGAGTGAAGAAAATAAAACTGAAGCTGAAGAGCTGACAGTTAAGTTTGCAGACGATGGCAAAGAACATAAAGTTAATGATATGCCAGATGAAGCAAAACAATTATATGTTCGTTGGCAAGAAAAAAGACGAATCAGAGATGAGTTTGTTATTAAAGCTAACAACGATATAGATGACTTAAATACTTTACTTTCATCTTACGAGGCTCGTATGAAAAACATATTAGAGCCAGTAGAAGAAAAAAAGATTGAGGTGTCTAAATGAGTTTAGCTGATATACGAAAAAAGACTAAACAGAAACCACCAAGAATTATTGTTCATGGTGAAGCTGCTGTTGGTAAAACTTATTTAGCATCACAAACTAGAAACCCAATTATGTTAGATGTTGAAGATGGTTTAGGTAAGATTCAAATGGATCATATACCATGTAAAACATATTCTGATGTAATGAGTAATTTAGACGAACTTTATAATGAGAAACATGAATATAAAACTGTTTGTGTTGATTCATTAGATTGGTTTGAACGATTACTTTGGGATAAAGTTTGTGAAGATAATAGCTGGAAATCAATAGATCAACCTAGCTATGGTAAAGGTTATGCAGAGACACTTCGATATTGGGGTGAGTATGTAGAAAAACTTAATAGACTAAGAGATAAAGGAATGATGATATTCCAGATATGTCATAGTGAAGTTAGAAAAGTGGAAGATCCACGAATCGAAGCTTA